GCCCTCGGTCACTTCTTTGATGGTGATGCCGTGCATGGTGGCTCCTTCAGGCGTAGACGGTGGGGCTGCTGCGGGGCAGCGGGACGGTGAGGCGTGTGCTGGCGTTCGGGCCGGTCACATCGGTGCGTCGGCCAGCGAGCTGGGCAGAAAAGGCGCCGGGGCCGGTCTGCTCAATGATGACGGCCGACAGCGTGACCCGCGGTTCCCAGCGCTGAATGGCGAGAGCCGTCGCGGCCATCAGGCGCATGCGGCCGACCGCGTTCATGGGCTGGTCGACCAGCTCGGCGAGCAGCGAGCCGTATTCGCGCCGGCCGACGCGCGATCCAATCGGCGTCGACAGGATATCGGCGATCGACTGGCGCAGATGGTCGAGCCCTTCGAGCGGCTTGCCAGTGACGGCGCTCATACCGATCATCGCGGCGGGCCCGAGACGGCGCCGCCCGCGGTGACGCCGCTATGCACATGCGACTTGAGGCTCTTGCCTCCGCCAATCACGTCTTCGCTGGCGGTTGCCTTGCCGGTGATGCCGACGTCGCCCGTGATCGTGACCGCGCCGGTGATCGATACGGGGCCGGTGATCGTCACACCGCCCGGCGCGTCGATGCGGACCTTGCCGCCCGCAGGCAGCTGCGCGACCAGCAGATGCGCGTGCGCGTCATAGGACAGGATCGCGCCGTCGCCGAACTGGATCAGATCCAGATCCTCGGTCGAGGGCGCCGGCATCGCATCGGAGAACAGCCCGAGCACGGCGACGCCGCCATCGGTATCACCTTCCGGGCAGAGCAGCAGGCACTGCTCGCCGATTGTCGGCGGTGACCAGGTGCGGGTGTTGCCGGCGCGCTGCACGATCCAGCAGATGTCGCCGGTGACGATTTCGCCGATCCGCACGCGGCACGTCGCCTCACCACGATCGACGCTGTCGATGGTGCCGAGACGGATGATGTTGCCGATAATGCGGCGGGGATCGGGAAGCGCGTTCATGACGCGGGACATTGGCGCCGCGGCTCGCGCCGCGCGCGGTGTGGCGGGTGTGGAATGCGATCCCACACCCGAAGGCGTCAGGCAGCAGATCCCGCAGCCGGCTCCTCGTCCTTGATATCGGGTGACGGGTTCTCGAGCAGGCCGAGCCCCATCTTCACCGCCACCCCGCGCGCGACGTCGGCCACGCGATCCTTGGTCGCTGCCGCATCATAGCTGCCATCGTCGGCATGACAGGCGTTGACGCTGCGTTCGTGGATCAGCTCGCCTTCGGTGAAGGTCACGGGCACCACACGGGCAGCGCTGTCATATTTGCCGATTTTGATCTTCATGGTCGTTCCTCGTTGATGCGGCTCAGACGCCGCGTGTGTGCCAAAAGAATGTCGTGGCGACGGGATTACGGTTGCGCACGGTGAAGCTGTCGGGCGGCGCGCCGTTGACCTGAACGACGCCGATCGAGGCCTCGTCCTGGGCGATGCTGCAGGAGCCGGTCGGCACGCACCATGCACTATGCGCGACGGGCAGGCCGATGACCGCTGACGAATTCGCGCCGACGAATGTCGACCCCCAGCATTCCTTGTAGCCGTCGGCATGGACGCGGTAGCCGTTTGCGGCCGAGCTGAACGCGGTTACGCGCGAGAATTCGCTGGCGTGGCGGCCGTCGAGCAGATCGGCATCCATGCCCGACCCTGCGCCATCATTGGCGGCATGCCAGGCGGGCGCACCGGCGATGAGCAGATCCCCGATGACCGCCCAGCCGGTCATTGATCGCTCAGCCGAGAGTGTCAGGCGTGAGCCGGAAGCATAGCCGACAAAGCCGACCCGGTTGCCCGCCCCATCATACAGGCCGACATAGCCCGGGTTGGTGTCGCCGGGCGCCTCGAGCTTCGCACCGCCCCGGCCGGCGACATAGGCCGTGACCGGGCCCGTCGTTGAGATGGGGCCTGAAAAGGCCGCGCCCGACAGCAGGGCGAACTCGCCGGCGTGGCGGCCATCCAGCAGGTCGGCGTCCAGACCAGACCCGGCACCATCGACCGAGAGCAGCTTGGCGCGGACATCGCCCGCGCTGTAGCTGCCGGCGTCGAGCGGCGTGTAGCCAAGCCGGGCGATGATGTTGGCGTAATAGCTGCCGTCCTGACCATCGAGCAGATCGGCATCGAGCCCCGAACCCGCACCGTCATTCAAGGAATGCCAGATCGCCCGCCAGGCCGACCAGTTCGCGCCATCGGTCTTGTTGCGCCACTGCATGTCGCCGAGATGCGTGCAGTAGAGCTGCACCGTCCCGACCGAGCTGGCGTTCGTCCAGGCGAGCAGGCTTTGCGAGTTGGCCTCGCCGACCACACGGTACGAGCCGTTGGCGACCGCGCCGTTGATCGCCGCGCTGGCGATGCTGCCCCGGTCGAGCATCACCGCATTGCTGTCGAACCCGTCGAGCAGATCGGCATCGAGCCCGGAGCCGGCGCCGTCATTCAGCGAATGCCAGATCGTGCGCCAGGCCGACCAGATCCCGCCATCGGTCTTGTTACGCCACTGCATGTCGCCGAGGTGGCTAAAATACAGCTGCACCGTGCCGACCGAACTCGCATTGGTCCACGCAAGCAGGCTTTGCGAATTGGACGCGCCAACAACGCGGTAGGTCCCGTTGGCGACCGCGCTGTCGATCGAGGCGGTCGTGACCGCGCCCCGGTCCACCAGTATCGCTGCGCTGTCGAACCCGTCGATTAGATCCGCGTCGAGCCCGGAGCCGGCCCCGTCGTTGAGCGAATGCCAGATCGTGCGCCAGGCGGACCAGCTGCCCCCATCGGTCCGGTTGCGCCACTGCATGTCGCCGAGATGGCTGAAATACATTTGCACGGTGCCGACTGAACTCGCGTTGGTCCACACCAGCAGGCTTTGTGAGTTGGTCGATCCGACGACCCGGTACGTGCCATTGGCGAGCGCACTATCAAGCGCGGTCGTCGGGATGCTGCCGCGGTCGAGCAGCACCGCATTGCTATCGAAGCCGTCGAGCAGGTCGGCATCGAGCCCGGATCCTGCGCCATCAGTCTGGCGCAGACGCGCGAGGATGTTGGCGGCGGTGAAGATCGACGCCATCGTCTTGGGGGTCAGCGCGCGCATCGCGTCCGCCAGCGCCATCGCTTCGGCCTCGGTCGCCAGCTCGACCACGCCGGCGGTGTCCGTGGTGGCGGGCGGGTTGAGGAAGTTGGCGTTGCCGAAAGTGATGTGTTCGGCTGCGATATCGACGAGCGTTGCGTCGATCGCGAGCAGGAGCAGCGCGGCGCTCGACTTTTCGATGATCGGCGTTGCCTGACCATAGCTCGCGAACAGCGTTCCGTCGGCAAGGTAGAGCGCGAAGCTGCGCACCGTATAGGTGTCGGCGCTCTCGTCGCGCACGACCAGGTGGATAACGTCCGCCGCGATCGCGCTGCCCGAGACGGTCGCAATGCGCTTCACTTCGCCCGGCAACGCGGCGGTGTCGCCCGCGGCAACGATTGCCATCGGCGACACGCCGGCGCTGGCGATCTGGACGGCATTGGTGCCGTCATGGGCGGCGTTGACGAGCGCTGCGCGGCCGGCGTCGGTAATGCGTAAGGTGATCGACATGATCTCTCCGGGTCAGGCCGCAGGCGCGGTTATGGTGAGGCGGGCGAAGGTCGCCGGGCGGGCTGCAGCAACAGGGGCGATGCCCCCGGTCGCGCCGAGTGCCTGGCTGAAGGTGAAGTGCGAACGGACCGGCTTGGTGCGGTAGACCTCGGCGATGACGGCATCGGCAAAGGCGGCGTCAACCGGCGCGCCGGTGTCATCGGTGAGGTTGAGCACCAGGCTGAAGGTGTGCGGCTCGCCAGGCGGTGTCATCTGCCACCATTCGCGCAGCGCCACCACGCCCCCGAACGAGGCGACGACGTCGCGCACCGAGGCGGACGTGCCTTTGCTGCGCTGGATCGCAAGCGCCTGGCGGACGCGCGCGCGCTTGACCGTTTCCGACCAGCCGCTTGACCAGCTGTCAATCGAGAGCGCCCAGGCAAGATAGGGCAACAGGTCGACCGGGCAGGTGTCGGGGCTCCACAAGGACCGGAGCGGGACGGCGACGTCGCCGATCCGCGCCATGCTCGTCTCGATCGCGCGCTCGAGCGCAGTCGCGTTGGGTGGCAGCAGCGTCATTCGCCAAGCCCGGCATGAACGACTGAGACCGCGGTGCACCAGCCGGCCTGTGTGCGGTCGAGCACGATGTCGGCGGCCGGGCTGGTCAGCACGACGTTCTGCACCCCCTCGGTATGCAACGCGCCGAAGATCCCCGAGCGTGTGATGTCGCGGCCGAGGCGGTGCGAGTTGGCGACGTAGGCGGCAAGCCGGTTGCGTGCCTCGACGATAACGATCGAACCATCGGGGCCGGCAAAGGTCGTGATCTGCGCGTCGACCGCATATTCGACAATTTCTGCCGAGCGGATCGTGACGCGATCGGTGAGAGGCCGGCGCGTTTCGGCGGACACATAGGCGAGCACTATGTCGAGCAGGGCGGGCGACGCGGTCCCGTTCCCGGCTCGCGCGAGCACCGTCACCCGTACCTCGCCGGTCGCCGGACTGGTGGCGCTGGCGTCGAGCACGTCCGGCGATGCCGACAGCGCGTGGAAGATATAGGCGCCCTCCGGGCCGGCGACGGAATAGCCCTCCGGGGCGAGCACCAGGCGGCGCCGGAAGTCGTCGTCGCTCTCAAGTACCGCAGGGGCGCCGGTGCCTGCATTCGCAGGCGTTATAACGAGGCGGACAACGCCCATCAGCGCAGCGAGGTTATCAAGATCTGCGCCCAGTGCATAAGCCGGCATGACAGCACGTGCGGCATCGTTCACCCGGGCGCGAAGCAGCAACTCGCGGTACGCGGCGACCTGCAGCAACTTGATGACCGGATCGGATTCTACCGTCGCATCGAAGGACGGCACGAGCGCCT